GTTTGATTAAGAGAACTTAACGTTACCGCTGTTAATTGCAACCTTACCTAAGTAGTCAGCTGCGTTACCTAGAGAAGAAGCTGTGTTGCTTAACTCAACATAACCATAACGTGTCATGAATGATACAACTGGTTCGAATGTTGATGGATCAAGAACAACTCCTGAGCTCATTAGAGGAATGTATGGGCAATAGAATGCCGCTGCATCGCTCTCGCTGCCGCCTTTGTAACCGATAAGAACATCAGTTGCATCAGTTGCGTAGCTGTTTACATACACTTTCATTGCGTTGTTTAATGTACCAACGAACTTAGTGTTTGTAGGTGCTTCAAATGTACCTTCTGTTGTACGAGCAAATGCGCTAGTAGTTGCAGACTGTAGAATTGTTAAAGCAAATGGTGAAACAACAGCCCAGTTACCAGCGCCACGACGTGTACGCTGAGCGATCAAGTTAGCAACACGGTTGATCTGAACAGCTAAAGCAGCGTGTTCGTCACCAACGAATGTAGCTGTACCAGATACAGCAGCTTGGTTGTATGTTTCTGTAGCTGTACCAGCCAAGCTAGCTAAAGAAGCTAGGATTTCTTGGTCGATTTCAGCTGTGATTTCTTGTGCCAAAGCAGCCATAATTTCTGCTTCAACGTCGATACCTTGTTGAGCTTGTGCATCTTGCGCAGCTTCGAAAGTCCAGCGAGCGCTTAACTTACGAGTCTTAGCTTCAACAGTTTGCTTCAAGATTTGAATCGACATACGACGACCAGCAGCGCCTTCTAGAGATGCTGTTGATGTTGGCTTGCCTGTAGCAGCGTCACCAGAGTAACCTTCAGCAATCTTGAATGGGCTTAGAGCTTCTTCACCTGCTGTTACACCAGTTGCACTGTCGCTGTAGCGAACACGCAATGTATGGATTTGACCAACTGGGCCAGTCATAGGCTGGACACCAACCAACTCGTTAGCGATAACGGTTGGCATTACACGTCTGATGACGGGTAGAATAACACGGTTAAGTGTTGCGACGTTGCCGGCAGAAGTGGCACCAGCTGTTGCGCTTTCTTGAAGATACTTTTTAGTATTTTCTAGTGTAACGCCCATTACTGATTTTTTAGTGCCTTGTAAGCCTTCTAATAGGGCTTCTTTGGTTTCTGCCCAACGGCTATTGAGTAGTTCTGACATTTAAATTTCTCCTTAAAATTTTAGTCCAGCGAGGCGACGGATGTCAACGATATTTGACTGTTCCTCGCTGCTACGATTGCTGTTGGAAACTTTGTTTCCGGTAATTTCTTTAGCCTCTACTAGTGCCTGTTTCTTCTGCGGAGCTTTGCCAGCTGAACCGTTAAGTACCGCTGGTAAGTACTTGTCAAAACTCTCATTGAGTTTCTCAGTTCTTACGCTCTCCATCAATTCACCCATGATCTCACGTTGCTCTGCTGAAAGCGGAGCAAGAAGTTCACTCATGATATCTTTGCGTTGTTGGGCTTCTTTCAAAGCCTGGACTTCAGCACGTTTACTTTCTAGTATTTTTTCAGCCTTCACGACAGCTTCTGCAGCTTCTTGAATTGCTAAATCTTTCATGTCTATGACTTTGAGTAATTTTGCTGTTTCCGATTTTTCATTTAGGTAACTGGACTGGTATTCTGCAGCAAATGCTTCGAATAGTTTACGTCCAAAGTCTGCTCTACGAGCGGCTTCAATGTCTTCTTTTAGTGAAGTAATTTCAGAACGTAAGTTCTGTTCTACAACACCTTCGACCATCTTAGCAGCACGTTCAACAAACTGTTGTTTTACCTGCTTGAGCTGTTCACGACCTTCACGAACTAGGCGTACCTTAGTTTCTGCGAGGTCTTTCTTGTCTTTGTAAAATTCTGTAATTTCTTGAGCAAGGGCTTCAATAACGAATTGTTCTAATTTGCCAAACTTGTTAGCCATTGTAACTTGATCTTCGTGCAATTCTGCTACTTCAGAAGCTAGTTGACGTGTAACAAATTCCTTCATTACATCAGCATCACGCTTCATCTTTACAGCATACTTTGCCTTCATCTCAGCTAATTGCTTACGATCATCTGCAAATTCAACAAGTTCACTAGAAAGTTGCTCGCTGATCATACGATCAACAGCTTCAATCATTGTGTTCTTGTCATGCTCATATTTCTGAGCAAACTCTTCGCGCAATTGAACGGCGACTTGTTCGCGAGCTTCGTTAATACGAGTCTCCCAAGCCTGTTCAATGGATTCCTTGATCTCTTCAGAAATCACATTGTTTTCAAATAACTGTTTTAGTGCATCCAACATGTGACTCTCCTTATTATTGGAGTTTGCTTATTATTCCTAATAAGCTCTCTTTGAGATATTTTTGTGCTTTAGGATCACCCTTAACCTCTTGCGCTATGCGTAAGGCATTATAACCACCGCGACTGTTCATCAGGTGTTCATAAATTGGTGTAGGATATGCTCCAGGAGCACTAGGTTGAGCTACCATATCTACTGTGATAATCTCAAAATCTGAAACTTCACCAGAACCGTCATTTTTTACGTTGCCGGATCCACGTGAACTAACGCCTAACTTGACTCCAGACTCAAGCATAGTGCGAATTAATTGCCCCATAGGGGTGGGAAGTATTTTCAACTTCCCATAACCGTTAGGCCCGTCCATCCACATATTAACAATCATATGGGATACACGGTCCAGGTTAATTTTTAGATCATCAGGATGATCTACTTCTCCGAGAACTGAATAGCCGTTTTGAATCTGATCGTTAAGGGTCTTGACAGCCTTGCCAATCTCATTTACAGGGTAAACACGCTGATTTGCATTTCGGATACCGCCTTGAATGCAGATACCCGACATGTACAGGTTTTTCCCTTCTTTGTCATCAGATTCAACGACCATTTTTGCTTCGTTGAAACTGAGATTCTCTCGGAGGTATAGTGACATATTATCTATGTACTCTTATTACTTAGCGCGGCTTTTTACGCCGTTTAGCGGGCTTTGTGCGCTACGATCTTCTTGAGGACGAGCACCTTTCTTTTCAGCGCCGTGACCTTTTGCCACGCTGCTTAACTTAGTTGCACTCTTTGCGCCTGGAACGTTTACGTTACCTGCGTTGTCTTCTTTAGCTGGACCGCCTTTGAATACGCCGTTACCTTTTAAGTTGCCTTTGTTAGCTTCAACACCTGCTTCTGAACCGCCACGAGCGATATTAGCAGTTGTACCGCCCATATCATTCTTGCCAGCTACAATTGACTTAGTGTTAACACCATTGTCACCGTGCTTTGGTGGGCTTACTTTGTTAACGTATTCCATCATTGCGTTAGGATCCATAGCTGGGTCCATTCCGCCTTCTTCTTCGCCCATGCCAAATTCGTCTAGCTCATCGTCGCCGCCGAATTCGTCGCCGCCTAATTCTGCACCCATGTCGTCGCCGCCCATTTCGTCGTCGCCGCCCATTAGTTGTTCAAATTCTGCTTTTAGTTCATCTAGTGCGTCTTCAAGATCTAAAACACGATCTTCTAATTCATCTTCGCCGCCAACATCTGCATGATGGTCGTCGCCGGCTTCGTCGTCGGCACCTTCTTCGTCGTCACCGGCTTCATCATCGCCAGCTTTGTCATCAGAACCTTCTTCGTCGTCGCCAAACATTTCGTCTGTGCGTTCTTCTTCGTCATCTTCGTCCTTGTTAGCTTCTTCAAGGTCAAAGTCTTCTGCTAATAATTCTTCGTAGATTTCGCGTGATTTTGCAACTACGATATTATGAAAAATTTCTTTTGCTGTTTCTTGATCTTCATTGATCAACGCCTCTAGCATGGCTTCAAATTGTGTACGATCAGTCATTGTTAGTTCTCCTGTGATGGTTGTACAAGGCTGTATTATATTTACACATTATTTTAAAAAGCGGTGTAATATAGTACAAAAACGGCGCGATTTTGACAGATTTTAGAAAATCTGTCAATTAGGCTGGGGGAGCGGCAGGGGTTGCGTACATTGAATGT